CGGGGTTTTGTTTTCATGGAAAAGGGCCTTGTAATAGCGGTCTTCCCAGTAAGGTTCTTGTGGGCAAATGTATTTTTCTTCGGCCCGGAAGATGATGGGGGCGTTGTTGAAAATATCGGCGCGGTCTTGGACGGTTTTGTCGGCCCATTTGCGATGGTCGAATTTTGCGCGAGCAGTATATTCCGTCGTCAAAAAACTGTATTCGTTTTTCGCTAAATCTTTCACGAGTTCATAGACGTTTTTCCAGGCAATGGTTTGTGTAGATGGGTCAATTAAATATTTGTTTGGAGTTTTGCCTAAAATGTTGCGATAGGTATCGAGCAATACTTGAATCCCGTGGGTGCGAATATTTAGCGCCGGAAAATGTGGCAAAAAATCATTGCCCAGGAAAAAACACAAAAAGACGTAATCATAGATGCGTTGCGGTGTCGAGTGGGCACATTCCATTTCGCGCTGTATCGAATCACACAATTGTTTCACATCTAAAAACAGTGGTAAATTCGCCGGGGTTTTTTGTTTTGCGACATCACCAAACACAGGGGCTTCGCGGAAAATATAAATGTTTTCGTAATACTTTAGGTGGAAAATAGACAACATGATTAAATCGGAATCGAGACCATAGACGGCGGCATTTTGCTGGGTGAGTGGATGTTCACGCATATGTTCGCACATTTTATGTTCCCCTTCGCCAGGTTCAATGGAACCCGAAACCACGATTTTGCGAATATTATATTGTTTTTCTTTGCCTCGAAACTCGGTAGCGATTTTTTCACTCAATGTATTCATAAAATTCGTGCCCGGGGTAATCGCCGCACTGTTCCAGATAGGAGTCTGTGACGAAGTTTCGCCATTTTGTGACATAAATTGTGATTTATAACGACGTGTGCGTTGTTGTTCCATCTTCGCAAAAGGCGCGACTCCGTCAAAAGCAATGTATAAATAGTCGGTGGGTTTAATCATATATACATATGTTTTGATGTTGGCAATCACTTCACTAATAATAAGGCTTTCGATAGGTCCTTGTTGCGACGAGTAATTTTTTTCTAATTCACGAAAGGCGTCATAAATAATAGAATTGCAATCCATGTACAATGCAGCAAAAGATGTTTGCGATTGTTGATGTTGTTGCAACGAACGTATAATATTAGAATGGTTTTTAATAATATACGAAAAATAACTAGGGATTCCCATGATGTTGTCTCTTTTAGTCATAGAGTGTTGTTTTTATATTACTTTAGAATATTATATATGGGGTAAAGCGAAAATATCTCGTCAATGATGAGTTTTTTGATGTAATTGTGTAATAGATGTGACGATGGTTGTAAATAGTTTAAAAAGAGGGTAGTCTACGTTATTGTACAATAATATTCTTTGGGACAGTTTATTCTATAAAGAATATATATATAGGGGGATGAACAAGAAAAAAGAAGAAATCATAAAAAATAGTATAAAAATAAAAACAATCATGACACAAGAGAATCATGATGTGATGGGGTTTGTGCGCGAAAAAATAAAATATTTTCAAGAAATTATACGCAACACTGTTTTGTCGATCCAACAACACAAATCCAACGAACTATTTAGTAATAGTGATGTGAATAATTCTATACATACATTGGCGGAAATCTACGAGAAAACAGTAGCTATTACAAAAATTATGAATCAAAATTATCAAATGACTGCGCAACAAAGTGAAGAATTGATCGAATCATTACAGCAAATTATAGATAAATTATCCATCATCGTGAGTGGGTTTGGAACTCGACACTTTGACGATTTATTGTTTATTTGTTTTGGTTCTCAATATGTACAGCAAATGCCCGAAAATGAATATTTGCGAGAAAAAATAGAATTGATACGAAAATATGTACATCCAATAGGATATAAAAATATTGCATGGAAAACTAATGAAAATGGTCGCGCAAGTGATGAATGTACAAGCACCATATTGTGTTCTAATAAAATGAATGATGATATTATTCAAATTGAGAAATCAAATCACTACGAATGTTATGACAATGATAATAATGTGAATACTCGATTTTTCAGCAAAGTCTATGGGATACGTGTGGTATTGCATAGTAGTAAAAGTTCTCGCACAGTCATTGTAACGGGTATTATAGATGATATTGCATTAGATTGTATTTCAAATAAATACATTGATCGACGCAAAGGTGGCGCTCTAGAAAGGGGGGAAATAGATATGCCATTGTTTGAAAGATTATTAAAATCATTTACATTAAAGGATTATTTAATATACGGCAATGAAGATATGTATAAAAAATATTTGACTATTTATTCGGATGTGGCATTTATCAAGAACAATAATCTGGATAATATTATTCGTAAATTTACTGCTATGGACACATTTTCACAGCGAAACATGCTGATTCATTTATTAGCACATAATAAAGACGATGATGTACAATATATTACATATTTATTATATGATGTAATCACTGCCACAAACGGAAATAATAATGAGACGGGGGATTCAAAAGAACAAACTATGATTTATGACAGTTTTCCGTGGGCAGTCAAAATTCATTTCAAAGATATTATGAAATTCACCATCAAATATACGCAAGAAATGATGCAAAAATATGATATTAATCGTGTTTCCTTAGAGCAACAAATATATGTTATGAAAGTTCCAGAATACATTAAAGAAAAAGCCATGGTAAAACTCAAAGAGATTAAAGGTAAGGGGGACGAGTCAAGTACAAAAGCAAAACAATATTTAGAAGGATTATTGAAAATACCCTTTGGAATATACAAAAAAGAACCATTGTTATGTAATATAAAAAATATTAACGATGAATTCAAACTTATCGTCGAACAATGCGCAGAATTTTGCACGAATCTACATATTCCGCAAAAAAAACAATACACGAATATAGAAATCATAAACTATGTGAAACAAATGAACCATTGTATCTGCGAAAAACTCGGTAATTACATTAACAATGCACTTAAAGTGCAAAAGAATAAACAATTGCGGTTTATTGTGCAACATTTATATGATCTGTTACAAAAAAATAGTATAAGTTGTGAATTGAAATTCGGCAAAAAGCCTGAAAATATAGCTTATATTCAACAATTGTTACATCATCATCCACAATATAAATATGAGATTTTCGATATGATTCAAGGGGGGACAAATCACAAAATAAAAAAATCAATTGCAAATATTGACGCTTCCATAAAAAATGTAGATCTTGATTTAAAACGGGTACATGAAGCATTAGATGCGTCAATTCATGGACATGATTATGCGAAAAATCAAATTCTTAAAATCATTGGTCAATGGATGAACGGAGAACAGACGGGTTATTGTTTCGGTTTTGAAGGTTCTCCGGGAGTAGGAAAAACGTCAGTGGCAAAAAAAGGATTGGCGAATTGTTTAATCGATGCTGATGGAGTATCGAGACCTTTTGCATTTATTGCATTGGGTGGATCATGCAATGGGTCGACATTAGAAGGACATAGTTACACTTATGTGAATTCTATGTGGGGGCGTATTGTCGATATTTTAATGGAAACGAAATGCATGAATCCGATTATATACGTAGATGAGCTTGACAAAGTCAGTAAGACAGAACATGGCAAAGAAATTATAGGAATATTGACACATTTGATTGATACGACACAAAACGATTGTTTTCAAGACAAGTATTATTCAGGGATTAATATAGACTTGTCAAAGGCTCTTTTTATTTTTTCATACAATGACCCCGAGAACATTGACCGTATTTTATTGGATCGTATTCATCGTATTCGATTCGATAATTTGACAATGGACGATAAAATGGTGATTGTAAAAGATTATCTATTACCCGAAATCAACGAAAAAATGGGATTTTGCGATGTAGTCGTTCTCGAAGATCCCAGTATCGAATATTTGATTGAAACCTTTACCATGGAACCGGGTGTGCGCAAACTCAAAGAAGTCATTTTTGATTTGTATGGTGAAATTAACTTGGATTTATTGAAATGTAACGATGAACAAAAGGTAGAAATGCCATTTGTCGTAAAAATCGAAGATTTAGAAACAAAATATTTGAAAAAATACCACAAAATCCAGGAAACGAAAATACCGGAAAAGAGTGGAATAGGAATTATTAATGGATTGTGGGCCAACGCTTTAGGAAAAGGGGGTATTATACCGATTGAGACGATGCTTTATCCATGCTCAGGGTTTTTAGAATTGAAATTGACGGGATTGCAAGGAGACGTTATGAAGGAAAGTATGAATGTGGCGAAAAGTTTGGCCTGGGGTTTGACACCTTTAGCAAGAAAAAAGGAGCTGATTGCTGAATTTGAAGAAACGAAATGCCAGGGATTACACATTCACTGTCCGCAAGGTGCCGTGTCAAAAGACGGGCCTTCGGCAGGAACCGCCATCACCGTCGCCATCTATAGTTTATTCAACAAACGTATTATTTCTAATACTGTTGCCATTACGGGCGAAATCAATCTACAAGGAAAGGTGACCGCGATTGGTGGATTAGACTCGAAGATACTCGGCGGAATACGGGCGGGAGTGAAGCGGTTTTTGTATCCAAAAGAGAACCATCGCGAATATGTAGAATTTATGGAAAAATATGGTGGGAAATCATGTTTGGAGGGAATTGAATTTATCGAAGTATCTAAGATCGAAGACGTTTTTCCATATGTGTACGACACCTTTTAACCGATAAATTGCCTTTTATGTCAATAATTCTACCATTGGTAGAATTATCGAGTATAAATCGGAAATTAAAAGGTTAAAAGATGGAATAATCTCTAGCAATAATGTATAATGGCAGGTCTTAATGTTAATTTTATTCTATATACGGCATTTCGTTTAGCGCCCTTTATATTGGTCAGTTTTTTCTCATTGTCATCGATTCTAAATCAAGATTTGAAAGGATTGATTTATATTGCGGGGCTATTGTTTGCATCATTTTTAGCCATACTAATTGGAAACATGGATGTATTCAAAAACCCAACTGAAAATACATCAGACAATGAGCTCATTTGCAATGTATTGACTTTGACCGAAAGTGGTAGATTGTCAAATTTACCCTTAAGTATGGTGGTCTTTGCCTATACCTTTTTTTACTTGGTGGATATTATTGCCCACTATAAATTAGCGAATCAAAACATACCGACATTGATTATTTTTCCCTTGATTATCATAGGTGAATTTATATGGAATCGTGCATACGGTTGTGCCAGTCTAAGTGCCATTATCGCAGCATTCGGAATCGGTTCTCTTATTGGATGGGCATGGTCGGCTATGATACGCTCCACCGGTGTAGTCCAATTGCAATATTTTAACGGTATTAGTAATGCGGCAGTATGTTCTCGTCCATCGAAACAAAAATTCAAATGTACTACCAGTACTAAAGCATAGTGTCATTGATGATTACTTTCTACGAATAATCATCAATTATGGATCAAAATAAGGTAGATTTTGCATCAACCATTCCTTAATGGATAGTACAATACGTTGTCGATACATGTCATTGGCAATCATTTTGATACTCGCAGATTTATCTGCAAAATGAAACAAAAAATATTGAATAATATTTGCAGTATTCGCTGCTGAATATTTCGCCGTCAATTCGGATTTAGGAAAAAGAGGAATGTTTTTGCGCGCATTGACGCTATTGTGGAAATCATAGATAAATGTAATTAATTGGTCTTTGCTTTGTATGGCATTAAAATTCGAATTGTCTAAATAATTCCCCGCATGCGCAGAACAATCGGGGCAAGGTAAATTGCGACAAATGGCATTCATCTGTTGTAAAAATCCTTGACGAACTGTTTGAAAATATTCAGGCTTGATTTTTTGAGCCATCGTATGCAGAAAGAACCAGGTAGGTTCTCCCCATTTCATCTTTTTTTTAGGAGGAGCTGGTGGTTCTTCGGATGATGTGATTGTTTGTACGTTCGCTTTTCTAGGATACACCGTTTGTTTGTTGATAAAATTCATCGATTGGATTTGTTGATTGTTTTGACGTTTAATGGTTCGAGGATTTGAAAACATCATATTCATACTTTATAATAAGGGGGTAAAAAATATTTTGCAGATAAAACAAATAGACATAAAAATATAACCATACAATATAAAATGGAAACCAAAGATCAATTAATCAAAAGTATCAAAGAATGGGTGAAAATAGACAATGAAATACGTGCGCTGCAAAAAGAAGTCCGAAAGAAACAGGCCGACAAAAAAAACATTTCGAAAGATTTGATGGAAGTCATGCGCAAAAACGAAATCGATTGCTTTGATATCAAAGACGGGCAAATCATGTATTCGAAGAAGAGTGTCAAAAAACCCATTACCGCGAAAAATTTATTGGGTATTTTAGCCAATTATTGTAAAGGGGACATTGAAAAAGCGACGGAAATGAATCAATTTATATTGGATAGTCGTGAAGAGACGGTGAAAGAAGTGATTGTGCGTAAAATAAAAAAGACGGTTGAACTCGATGCTTAATAGGTGAAATCATTGAGGTCATATCCACTCGATGTTTTTGTGCATTTTGCGATAATGGCTGGATTTGATTTATTGGCTAAAATGTCTTCGGTTTTATAGACATTGTTGTATTTGTCAATATAATAGACAATCCCGCGAATTTCTTCGGCGAAAACTTCGAGTTTTTGTTGCAAGGGATTTTCAGAAGTCGTTGCCATTGACCCGTGGGGAACACCCTTTGAATGGGTTCCGCAAAATTCGCAATTTTCTTTGCGCTGACGAGTACATTGTTCGCCATTCGCCCGTTTTGCAGTGCATCTGTTTTCGGATGGAATGCAATTTTTAGTGCGTTTGCGTTTTACAAAATCGTCTTTGGATAAACAGAGGCGGTCGTAATCATAGATGAATTCGAGTATTTCGTTGATTTTTTGTTTTTCGGCGAAATCTAAAGATGCCATTTTTTCGCGAATGGCATCTTTGAACCCCGTAGTATAGGTTTCGATGCGTTTGTTGATGTTTTTCTCCATGATGATGTTGGTATTTGTGTAATAGATATGTTGATGTGAACTGGTTTCAATTTTATTTGCTATTGGCATATCATGTGCAGTAAAATTGATTGCATTTGTGGTCAATGATGGTTACCTAAGAATCATGGAGAAATTACGACAAGGCCAACGATATTTGTTTCACATGAACCGACCCTTTATCGATGATGCGGAGTCGTTTCGAGCGAATGTAGTCAAAGTCTATAGCAAAACACTTGTTGTGAATTGTTGTGAAACAGAGCGCAATAGGAATACACAAGTAAGTATGCCGCTGAAATGGGTGAAACGGGCAGACACATTGGAAGATATTGTTTATGACAATCCGATTTTGCCGTCAGATATTTTGTTACTGATTGACGGTTATTTATGATGACAAAATTGAAATTTTATGGCCGGTGGATAGGATCAGCCCATACAATCATGGAATACTTACAAACTGCAAAAAGCATACTCACTAGTGCCGCTGGCGTCTATGTCATATGGATATTATTACACTATATCTCACCGCATCTTTATGTGAGATATTGTGTTCCGGCAACGATTACTGGACTACTCATGTCGGTATTCGTCGCACCCGCACCGCACTGCCAGGCCCTACGTTGGACCATTTATAACGGTGGCAATGCTATCTTAGCCATGTGGATATTTGTCGGCACCTGGTTCATGCAATATCTAATTCCAGCACCTATCAAAAATAATTAATCAATCGTCTTCTTTGCGTTCTTCGAAATAATGAAAAATCTCGTCTAAAAATTCTTGCGGGCATTCCTCCGTCGGAACTAACAATCCGTCGGCATTTTTTTTGACATGGCGAATCGGGTCATAGGCATGGCGAATCAAGATTTCCCAGCGTTCCGTGTATTTGCGATTCGCTTTCGACCCATGAAAATGATGACGTATGACACCCGGCACGTAACCGATGCGCAATCCCCTGGTTCTAGCTTGATATTCTTGAATCGATTCTAAATAGGCTTCGGAATATCGGTCGTTCGCGGCCTTGAGAACATTGTTGATATAGGCCATCGCCATGACATTGTCGCCCGATCCTAACACGGCTAGGTCGTAAAGTCCGCCCATCTTGTCATAGGCTTTTCGGGTACATGCCCAGGCATAGCCCGGATGCCAGTAATTTGGACCCGCCCCGCAATATTTGTTCTTTTTGGTAAATTGATAGCCTAAACTCGTAAAAGTTCTCATATTTAGGCCAGAGCGGTCCATGTCATCACAATGACTAAAGAGTTGCACTACATCTTTTGTTCCATTGAGAATCTTGAGTGTGTCCATGGCCCAAGTATTGCTTTCAAATTCAAGGTCGGAATCGATCCACGCCATCGCCTTCCAGCTCTTTGGCAAGAGTTTCTTCACTGCAATATTTACCATGTTTTCTTTGTGCCATAGTGGTGTTTTCGTACGTAATTGCAAATGGTTCTTGTTTTTAGCGCTGGTAATCGCAAAGCACTGGTCTCCGTAGGCAAGCTCGACCACATATAACACCACATTCGGTTCTTCCATTTCTATGCGTTTGATAAACTCATTCATCAAAATATAGCGTCGGAGGTATAAACACGGATTCGAAATCACGGCAATCACATGGAGTTTTTTGTCAATGGGGTCATTGTTCATGAGGGCATATTTGATGGGATTTGTTTCATAATCTAAGCAATCGATTTCTACCCCATTGATAACCGTCATAATTGTATATACGTAGAGGGTATTTTTATATGTATTTTTATACAAATAAAAAGGAATCACGCGATGCTGGATTATTCGTCCCATTCAGGCGGACGAGATTTCGTGCCACCATCATAACGTACTGCAAATTTATTGTCTATCAACCATTGATTCACGTTGAGTTCGCCTAAATATACATCGGCTAATAATCGCCCGTATTTTTCAGTGGTTGTGTTTTTGAGTTGGACGATTTTATTTAGTATTAGATTTGACAATGCGTCGCGTGATTTTGCTGCAAGCATTTTTTCAGTCGATGATTTTGCTTTGATTTCGGGAGTATCAAGTCCATTGAGTCGGACTTGAAACCGATAGATTGGCGATTCTGGATAAGGTAATTGCGCTGCGACGGTGATGGTGTCGCCATCATACACCTTTACCACTTTTCCATGAGTGATGGGTGGTACAAAAGGAGTAGCGTTGTCGTAAGTGACAGTTTCCATAAGTTCGGTCTGTTTATGATGAGGTGAGATATTTTTACGGAAGCAACAGTAGCGTAACATGGTGGGTTTGTGTCATAGGATTGTATGGTGTTGGTTTGGTGGAAATCAATTTTGCCGCGAAAAAAATGGAATCATTGTGACACGATGATTGCACTAAAATAATTTATAGATTTTTGAATATACTTCTTGTGCTCGATTCGCTGCATCGCGTAAATATTGTCGTACTACATTTTTATCCACTTTCTGGACAAAGGCTAAGCGAATGGTGCTGTCTGGATTGTGTGGATGGAATTTTTTGAATCCGCAGAACGTGAGTGATTTGTCGCCCTCGTAATAGGTGTCATACAATATATATTCGAGGATTTTGCCCATGGTATAGTCTTCGTTTTCTAAAATAATATCGTAGCAATTGTCCATGGTCGTCTCGCTACGATGAATCGGAACCAAGTCGGCATCAATCGCCTCAATCATCTCGACGAATTTGTTTTGCAACACCATGCAGCCTTTTTTGACAATGGTTTTGTTGTCATAGACACCCACGGTTTGGATAGTGAAATCATAGGAATCGGCTTTGAATATACGCTGGGCATCTAACATGTAAAAGTTGCGTTTCTGGAATTCGATTTCATCGTGAGTGGATTCTTCACTCTTGAGTTTCGCCTCCATATGTTGCCAAGCTTCTTCGACTTTCGTCAAATCCGGTGTATTGCCATACGTGCATTTTGATACCACATTATACATACTATTGTGGCGGGCATTGCTTACTGAAAATTCGGCCTCGAGTTTGAGTTGTTCGCCTGGAATCGAATCACTAATCTTGGGTTTTAAACGGGCGAAATCAATGTAATAATTGGTAATGGGTGAGGGTGGGAAAATACGCTTGGTCTCTTCTTTGGTCAAATAATTCCCGGTGGTCTTGTTTTTGATTTTGAAATCTTCCGTCGTGACATAGATGACATTGTCGGTTTCGTTTTTTTTATCGACTTCTAAGACATACTTGTCTAATAAAATGTCTAAATCGGTTTCATGAATCGGAATACAACTGAGACGTTGCTTGATGATTTCATTATGTAGTCGCGTCGTGTTGGTATGGATGGTGCATTTGTTGTCGTCATAGGTTTCGGTCAAGAATGCATAGGTGGGAATTTCCGACAAAATAATACGGCGTAATCCATTGGCTAAACTAATATTGATGTCGGACAAGGTGAATTGATAGACATCGCCCTCTTCGGAAATATTTGAAACTTGCGGATTCATTGTGTAATAGTAGTATATATACTAAAGAGAGTTGATTTGTTTAGATGATTTCTAGAAAGATTCAATTTTGTGAGGTTGTTCATAAACAGTGCGTTATAAAATCGTCATGTTCCGAAGGGGTTAATAAACCCCATAAAAAACGCAACTGTTTGTTTTGGTCCGCAAATTGCAAATTCTGGTATAAATAATTGATGACATATTTGTCCGATTTATTAGCAAGCCCACGATTGCGTCGCAAAATGCCGATAAATTGAGGGGAGGTACCATAAATCATGTCTTTTCCATTCATATAAACATAGAGCATGGAAATGATTGATTGCATAGCAAAAGGTGCGGGTTCGTGTAATAGAATATCTTCTAAAATAGGTATGGTACGTCCATACGATTGTATATGCGACATGAGAGGTGCTGGTTGCGGTTGGTATATATAGGGTAGTATATGATTTATAAAAATGTCATCTGGAATGGTAATGGGCAATGGTGTCATTATCATTTTATACAGTTTGTCTTTATACTAGTCTGGTCGTTACATATTTTGGGTCATAGGATATATCACACATATTTTCACCCGATGCTAAATAGATGTATCCATCGTCACCCCATTCGGTTCCCCAGCTATTACGTACGATCCAATACCCTTCTACTAAATTAATGCCTACGGCTTGCACGCAATGATCCACATCATTTCCGCAAGTAGTAATAATACCCGAAACATAGGAAGACCAGGATGATGCGTCTAAACAAATGGACAAAGGTCCCGTTGAAAGCACATAGGAAATCATGGACTCTTCGTCGGCGATTTTCGTATAACTCGAAACCGTCACCACATAGTCTGTTGCATTCGACGTGCATAGACCCGTTTTATCATAATAGGAAGTATAGGGATAATTCGATTCGGACTCGATTCCACCGGCTGACATGACATATTCGAATGCCGTTTCGGTATTACCCCCATCGCATCCGTAGTCTATGGTATCGCATTGTACGATTTGTTCGGGGGAAAGAGTGTCGTTTGTGGTGAGTAGGCCTAAGCGAATGGAATCGGACTCTATTTGTTCCGTCGCCGAAAATGCCCAGCAGGAACCGCAATACCCCTGGTCTTTCACCGCAGTGGTATAAATATTTACCCAATTGACTATAGTTTCACTGCCTGTATATGCCGAGATGGTGATGCGCTGAGTATTCGTTGGTACCGGAACATAGCCTAAAAAATGATTCCTAAATTCGTCTTCGGACAAATCGGCAAATTTAGTGATTCCATGAATCGCTCCAGGATCAATGGTATTGCGTTCATCGATGGTTTTCAAAAAGGAGCGGAAATTCTCATAGCGAACAGATTCTTCGTTTGTGTCATAGATTTTGTTGAATTTGAGTTTGAAATTGTCAAATAAATCTGAAACCGTAACATTGTCTAAATCCGTATATTTAGTAATTTCGGTCAATTGGGTAGTTTGTTGTGACGTTCTAGTGATGGTCGCACTATAGGCGAATAAGATTGCCGCGATGAAAAAAGAACCTAATGCAATTGTAGTCAATGTCGTTTGGCTAAATGGGGCCGATTTTTTCTTGTAAAGGGTCTGGATGGATTCATCATCGAGATTTGCTTCATATTGATAATACATGATTTAGTATAAGAACATATTTGTTTTTAGGTGGTTTTGTGTTATAGATATTGTATGGGGCTTCGCCCATCTTGGTTCGCGAAGCGCATCTTGGTCCGGTGTTTTCAACACCTTACATTCGCGAAGCGCATCTTGGTCCGGTGTTTTCAACACCTTGCATTCGCGAAGCGCATCTTGGTCCGGTGTTTTCAACACCTTACCCATTTATGTGATTTTATGTCGACCAGTACCTTTTCCCAGTGTGCATATTTTGGATTCTCCCGGATAAATCGTTTTGCGTGAAATGTTCGGCCGCAACTACATCCCACGCGGCCCCAGAATTCCATTGATTTCGCCATGGTTGAATCCACGACTTTTCCATCGGAACATCCATAGGGTTTCGGTGCCTCCGCATTTTCGCCATGTTTGCAAATGGTACGCGCATTTGCGCTATTGGGCGTAGATGTATATACATCATAATGGTCGGCTATAATCACCTTTGCAGTCGCCACATCGATTTTTCCACGATAGTGATGTTCGAGGAGAGCCTGCAACCTCATGGTGCGAGCACCCGACGATGTTTCTAAATCATCATGTGAATGGTCCGTCGTTTCCATGGAACGAAAAGCCGGGTCCATGACGGAATTCGCCCCATAATACACCCCGTCATTGGTTTGTTCAATATGTTGAACATGCAATCCTATTTCACAAAGCATGATACTATTGTTTTTGGTATCACCAAAGAGCCATGAGCACGCATAATCTCCCGCATTTTCGTGTAATAGTGATTGTGTATATTCATCCAGGGTATTGGCGTATTGCATGGCTTGGCGAATGCGACAAAAATAGGGTGCGCCGAATTCAGCAGTGTAGCTGGTTTTTGCAATGGTCGTTTCGCAACCCATGATCCCCGCCGATGTCAAGAACCAGTCGGTTCCGCTCGCAATGAAACCGGGGTAGGTTTGCATTTTGATGGTATGGCCCTTTTCGGGAATAATGGTCAAAATAATATTGCCTAAAGGGGCCGTCGCATAATCGGAATGGGTATTGTGTGCCATGACAATGTCACCGTTTTTGGTGTATTGTCCGCACGCGATGAATGCACTGCAGCGTTGTGGGGTTTGGGTTTGTTTGTAATATGAATACATGGAAAGAAGTGAATTCCAGGCAATGATGAAATCGATGGATGTTTTCGAACCTTTTGCAATGCCGCGTATTTCTTCGAAGAATTCGGGATAAAGCCGTTTTATTTGGGGTTTGATGAGTTTGGTGGTAGTGGATTCGTAGGTATGATAGGAAATGTCCAGTTCTTCTTTCACGAGAAAGGCGAGGATTTGTTTGACGCGCGGAAATATATGAGCCAGACGTTTGCCGTGTTGATAACCGCGTTCATATGGAGTGCCCGAAATGGTGATGTGGATCCATCCGGTGGGTGCGTTTTTACGGGTTGTGTTTTTTTTGTGTTTATGCTTTGTTTTTTTGTTATATTTGTGCGTCATTCCTATACTAGGAGGATATTTTCCGAAACATTACGGCTCGGAAAATACTGAAAAACTATAACGGGTTGCGCTGAGTAAGCATCATGCCAATAAAAATAAACATTAGTACAAATGGCGAAATCACGAAAAACCATGCTAAAGCGGGGACGCCGCCTCGACAAATAATATTAAGTACCCATGTCCAGAAAATAACATATAACACTTTGAGTACGAAAATCATAGTGACACTTGACACGTTGCAATCATAATGACCGATACAGTAGAGACCGTCTTGTCCTACATTTTGGAACGCCATAATAATAATGGCAATCATCGATATGACTAAATAGACATATGCCGGAGTACATAAATGTCTTAATCCAGGAATATTCATTCTATATAGTAGTCAAATATTATTTATGCCAGTGGTGGATTGTTCTCATTGTATTTGTTTTCGATTGGTTGAGCATAGGTGGATGGATTTACCGAAGTAGTGCCCGATAATAAACTATAGGCCAGGGGTGCTTGCACGTGACTACCAAACGACCCAGGTACATTGTATGCGGTAGAACCTAAAATAACGTCTGTATTCACATAGCTAAATCCTCCGCGTTGTTTGCGTTGTTTTCCTACTTTACCTCCGGACAATCGTGCATCCACGACGGCCGATGGATTCGTGGGGTCTTGTGCATGGTCATTCAATCCATAATAATAACGAATAGGCACCGCTTCCGGACCAGGCACGGGTCCATTCGGATTTCCGCCGAAAATACCTACCGTCGGTGCTCCGCAACTTCCACATCCACCTTTGTGTTTTCGGTGACGGCGTTTCTTCGATTGAATTTTTTTATGTTTTTTGGTTTGGGTTCTTTTTTTATATTTACGTGTTGCCATTATACATTAAGACTATAAAAAAATACATGGTAATGTGGGGTTTATTCAATATCTACATGTGTCAACATATGACGTCGGCAACATACATTTGTCAAACGCAATTCATCGAGAACATGACCCTCGTGAGTTTTTTCCACGTTTTTTTGTGTTAAATAAATCACCTTATCGACTTTCATACCGTCTTGCAATTTTCGCTTGCGAACTTGTTCTAAATAATATCTGTATTTGTCAGCTAAGACATTACCACATGTGAAGCATTTTACTGGAATAATCATTGTTTAGAATATGTGTTATAGAGTATATGCAGTTTTTATTTTGTTTTTGTGCGGAATCAATTTTCTGATTTAGCGGCAAATGATTATCTAAATATGTACTATAGATGAATATTGTATGGATATGGATATTACTGGTAATCATAGTGATGGTTTTGATTGCAGGGACAATACATGGTGATTATGAGGGATATCGGTCCATTACCGGGAATGTATCGATTGCGGGAAATACATCAGCTAGTGGATTGCACTATGACCCGAATAGTTACGACACGCAATATCATCAAGAATATTCTAAACCCGACGATGCTTTAGTCAAAGGTAACATAGTCTATTATCAACCGGGGTCATTCCGTTATGGCCCGACTTCTTATGTGCCATACTATGAAGACAGTGTATATTTGAGTCGTTCTGCGAACGCGGTGGTCAATGCGCCATCCTACGTCAGTAGTGCCGCCGATGCTGGATTTTGCAATTACTATAAATCGGACCCCGACCAATTAGAAGCGAAATGTAATGCGGTAGGTCCAGCCAATTGTGCATCGACCACTTGTTGTGTGCTTTTAGGAGGACAAAAATGTGTTGTGGGCAATGAGAACGGACCGACCATGAAGGCCAACTATAGCGATTTCTTAGTGCTCAATAAAGATTTTTATTATTACCAGGGCAAATGCTATGGCAATTGTCCACCACCTTCAGGTGGAGTACCTTCAGGTGGAACTCCATAATTTTGTCTATATATATATAATGCGTTGTCCAAACGGATTTACACAACATCCAGCAAAATCTGGAAATTGCGTGCATAAAAACACAATTACTAAGAACAAAAAAACGGTAGATACTGCTAAAAAAACACCTAAAAGATGTCCTAAAGGAACCCGTAAAAACAAGAAAACC